AACGATCAGCGGCACGGCCAATGAAATCACGGCGTCGGCGAGTACGGGCGCGGTAACGTTGTCGCTGCCTTCGACAGTCAACCTCAGCGCGAAAACCCTCCGCGTTCCCAACGGCATCTTCCTTCCCGGCGCCTGCACCGTCGGCGACGCGTATATGGACACGGATGCGACGACGGGCGCGCGGTGGTACCTGTGCGAGTCCACGAATACCTGGGTGGTCCAAGGGGCGGCGTCTGGCGGGAGCGTGCTGCGCACCACCTACGCCTCTCTTCCGGCGTGCGGTGGGAGCAACACCAATTACCAATACGTGCTGACGGATTCGATTTACAGCGCGCACTGCAATGGGTCCAGCTACGCCTATTGGTCTGGGCAGAAGTACATTCCGACTCTGCCGTGGAGCAACGGCACCACCTTCGGGACCGGAGCCACTGTTACAGCCACGACTGGTAGCGTTTTATTTGACGCAGGATCTCCGACAGGTGGAGACTCTATTCGCGCCGCTATCAAAGCCATACCAACCGCACCTTACACGATCATCCTCGACTTTGATATGTCTCAGGCTGGAGCCGTTGGTTCGTCGTCATGCGGGCTGGTAATCACGGACGGAACCACCGCCGCATCGAACAAAGTCATTACGCTGATGCAAAGCTACATCGGCCTCAACATGACCAAGCTGACGAACGCGACCACTTGGAACTCGAATTACATCGCCTACGCACAAGCGACTTCGCGCAATAAGTTTAGCCTTAGGTTAGTCGACGACAATACCAATCGTACTTGGTCAACCTCAACTGATCGAATCAACTGGACGCAAGTCTCTCAGCAGTCTAGGGCCGATTTTTTGACCGCCAGCCATTACGGCTACGGGTGCAATATGACTGGTGTTTCCGGTTACGTCACAATGGTTGTAGAGGGACTCTATGCCCAGTAACCGCGGCGCTGCCGCCAGGAGTGAGTAATGCTACTTGCCACCGTCCTTCTCGTCTGGCTCGACGCCATCAACCCGCCTGCGACGACCTACCACGTCTACCGGGCCGCTGGTGTCTGTGCCACCACATCCCGGTTTGATCGCGTCACAGTGGACCCTGTGGCCGTCAAAACCTACCGGGATTCGCCGGGGCCGGGTAACTGGTGCTACCGCGTCACGGCGCTGTCTAGTGGGCTGGAATCGCCACCATCGGCAGCGGTGGGCATGATCGTTGCTCCGGTGGCTCCAACTGGGCTCACAGCCACGCCCGCCGTCGCCGAAGCATCACCGCCGTGACTGGTCGCGCCTGATGGATTCGTCGGCCGCTACGGCCGCAAAGGCGACACGTTCTATTGGCCTGAGGGGGTGCCTGATCCGACGATCACCGGCACTGGCTGGGGGCTGGTGCGGGGGTTGGATAAAGCTCCGCCCGGAACCACATTTCACGACATCAAAGCCGCTTCACCGTAACTGGTGGGGCGGCTTTTTCTCGTTTACGGGTGCTATATAGCGGTTTGTTTGCGGCGCGTGAGGTTTAGTGTTGACCGGCGCGGCTGGGTGGGTTAGCGTTGGGTTGTGAGCAACACAGGAACCACACAAGAGCAGGGGAAGGCGGTACAAATTACGATACTGTCAAGCGTTCACAAGGACATCATTAAATGCGCCAAAGAGCTTGGAAAGCACCCTGGGCGCCTGGTCGAGTGGGCTTGGGGTGTTGCAAGCAAAAAGGAGAAGGCAAAATGAACGGAACACATCGCTATCCGTCAAACGCCGCCGCGCTACCGCTGCCAGCCGGGGCAAAGCGCGCGGGGGAACTGAACGACCGCTTGATTAAGCAAATGGACGCCGGTCCGGCGTATCACGACCTCTGGACGCGGGCCATTCGCGCCAACGATCGCGGCGACTTTGACGCGGTTGAGGTGCTACTTGAAGAGGCGCGCGCCATGGTTCAGGATAACGGAGGCGCGCTATGAAGCCGAACGCTGACAGAAAGAAGGCCGCGCTGTGCGGCGACTACTGGGGCGCGCTGCGGTCCATGAAGCGACGCACCGGGCAGGGCTGGGAAGCGGTCATTGCCGCGTTTATGGCTGCCGGCGGTGCCGCATGATCGGCTGGGGCGGCAGGCCGGAAGACCTGCGGACGCTTCAGCGTCGGTCGGATCTGATCGCGGCGGCGGCTGCGCTTGTGTGGGTGGTGGCTTGGGCGGTGACCCGATGAGCCGGCGCACCGATGACACGCCGGAAGTTATCTTCCTCGCGTTGTGGTTTTGCGGCGTGCTGGCGATTGGCTCGTGGGTGCTGGAGGTGTTGGCATGGTAGAGCAATTCGTCCACGCCGCGCGGTTTGATGGGCTGGAGCGGCATGTGCCGGAGGTTTCGCAAGACCCGGCACAACGCCAAGGCTTCATCGGCGGCACCGACGTCGCGCATGTGCTCGGCCTTGAGCCCTACGGCTGCGCGCGCCGGCTGTGGTACCAGAAGACCGGGGCGCCGCCTGACCGTGACTTCCGTATGACCGGGCCGATTGTAGCCGGGAAGCTGATGGAGGACGGCGTAGCGGAAATGGTCAAAGAGCAAACGGGATGGAAGATCCGCCGCAAGCGCGCGACCGCCAACGGCCACGAACTGCAACGGGTTGACCGCGCCATCGTCGGGCACGAATGGGGACCTGGCGTGCTCGAAATCAAGACGGTAAGCGACCGGGCCTACTGGGACTGGAAGCGGGCTGGCGTGCCGCTGGGCTATCTCATGCAGGTGCAGTGGTATATGCGCGTGCTTGGCTGGTCGTGGGCTTGCCTCGCCGCGCTGAACCGGGAGACCGGGCAGCTCCACTTGTTCACCTTCCAGGCGAACGAACAACTCATGGCGGCTGTGGCTAAAAAGGTCGATTGGTTCGTGTCGCACCACGTAGACCAGCGCGTGACGCCCGCATGGCTAGAGGAGCGCGACGGGCGCTGTGAGTCCTGCCAGTGGGAGCCGACGTGCCAGATGGACGAGTGGTCCGCGGTGAGCGACCAAGGGTTAGTCCAAATCGAGGGGCTGCCACCACTGGTGGCAGAGTACCAGCGGGCGAAGGATCTTATTACGCGTGCGGAGAAAATGGCCGACATTCTCCGCACGGGCGACGAATCCGCGGAGGACGAAGCGCACCGGCTTGGGATTGACGCGCTGATGGGCGTTAATGAGCAGGCGGCGGCGGGGAACGGCGAGTATGTGAAGTTTCGGGTGGTGGAAACTTCGCGGGTCGATACCGACGCGCTGAAGGCGAAATACCCGGACGTTTATGCGGACGTGGTAAAGCGGTCGGTGAGCCGGCCGTTGAAGATTTTGAAAATAAAGGGAGCAAAGCAATGAGTACGACACAGCCATCGGCGCAAGCCGTGGAAATGAATCAGGTTCAGGAGATGGAGCGGATTGCCACGCTATTGGACCGCGTGACAGACCAGACGATGCGCCAGGAGGCCGAGCGCATGTTACTCGACCGGGCGCAAGCCTACCACGTCCGCAAGCGGCCGGGGTGCCAGAATCAGGACGAGGTGCAAATGCGGATTGCCGCTGGGCGCCCGTTTGGGCTTGACCGGGATACATCACTGAATGCCTTTGACGTGATTCAGGGCGTGGTGGCGATGCGGGCGAGCCTCCGCGCCGGGCTTCTCCAGCGGCACGGCTGGCACTGGCTGTTTGCGAAGCACGACATGAGTGAGTGCTCGCTGATCGCCACGAAGGACGGTCGGCCATACCTCAACGCTGAAGGCAAACCGCACATCTTCACCTACACCATGGACGACGCGAAGCGCGGCAAACTCGACGGCAAAGAGAACTGGAAGATGAATCCCATGGACATGCTGTTCGCGCGGTGCATCACGCGGCTTCAGCGGCGCGTCTGCCCGGCCGCTACGCTCGGCATGGATATCCCGGACACGACCGAACCGGTGACATTGGAGATGGTCGTGCAGGAGACGGAGCAGCAGCGCGTGGCGAGTAAATCGGCGTCCGCGCTAGACGCCCTCGAAGCCGAACTGATGCGCGAACCCGTGGCGGTGGCGAATGTTTGAGCATGGCGCGTGGTACACGGGCGGCATCGTCGCGGTCGAGTACATCAAGTCCGAAAAGAAGGGCACGCCAGGCCTTCAGATCACCGTTGAAGTGTCCGACCGTGGCACGATCACGGGCGTCTGGTGGCTTACCAACTCGCTCGTCAATAACCCAGACGACAAGGCGGCGAGCAAGGTTCCGCAGTGGGAGGCCGCGCAGATCCGCTGCAAGCAGTTTGGCTGCACGGAGGATGGCTTAGGCCACCAGGAGACATGGCTCCTGCACATCCAAAAGACGTTCATCGGCCAGCAGGCGTCAGTCATGGCCGAAGTCAACCAGTACGGCGACACGTCTGCGCAGGTGGTTTGCAAGCCGAAGGTGGGCGGCGGCGGTGGCTTTGCTCGGGCAGCGGCTACGGCGTCACCATTTGCGGCGCGGCCGGCCAACTCGGACCCGTTCGCGGTTGGAGACGACGACCTGCCATTTTAGACCCGCGGGCAACCGCCCGCGGCCTGCCGTTCCAATACAGCGCACGATCTCGGAAATCCGCGCGGGACGGCAGACCGGGGGCGGCTACGACCTCCAGAAAAGAGGCAGTCTGAGCTTATAAACCACTGAATACACCTGTTGGATTTGGATTCTTGAGGCGGGCCGGGGAGACACTGGCCCGCCGAAAACAAAGGAGAGTTATGCCACGCGAAACATGCCATTGCGGAGAGTGCCAACGGTGCTACCACCGCGCGTATATGGCCGCGTGGCGATGGCGGAAGATCCGCGGGCCGCTGCCAGCAGCATGGGCGGCGCAAGCGCGGACGGAAGCCTGGCAGTTGCAACGCTACATCTGCCCATTGGCAGAGATAGCGAAGTACCAATTTGGCCGCAAGACGACGCGGCCGGCTGCGGAATAGGATAGGGACATGGAAATAGCAACGATTGGACTGTTTTTGCTGGGCGGCGGCGCCTACCTGCGCTGGAAGCCAACGCGGGCGCAGGTGTGGAACTGGATCGCGGCCTGGGCGGCGGCGAATCGTGACGCGGCGATTACGCGGGACAAGATGAAGGGCGTGTATTTGAATGCGGAGGTGCCGAATGGCTGAGAGGACGCTGGCAGAGATAGCGCTTGAAGCATGGTGGGAGCGCGACGAGGCCCAGGCGCACGCCGCGGACCTGAGAGCGGCGCTGGATCTAGCGCGAGTCCAGTTTGATTGGATCAGGCAGAACTCAAAACCGCCCGTCAACGGCTACTCTGAATCGTCGATTTGGGCGGTGGTCGTAACTGCCGGTAGAGATGCGTCGTCCGCCCTCGCCCGCACCCCGGCGCAGTCGCTTGGACGGATTAAAGCAGAGGCGTTGCGGTCCGTCGCCGAACAGTATATCAAGCCATTTCTTGGCTTTAACGAGGGCTGGTACGGCGATGGCGTCCGTGACGCCTACAACGCGGTCAAAGACGCAGCCGAGGAACTGAAGAAAGAGGCCACCGATGGACGCTAAACGGCTGGAGGCCCTCGTATACCGCTGCAACGAGGCAATCGAAGATACGGGCAATGGCTTTGGCGCATATTTCGATGCGTCTGACATTGCCGACCTCGCCCGGTGCGCGGCGGCTTGGGCGAAGGTGGAGCGGGCGAAGGAGCACACCGGGAACCATACGTGGTGCATCGTATCCGACCGCCATGGGTTCACTTTGGATACCGCATGGGGTGGCGAGTATGACCCTAAGCTCACCGCCATCGCCGCCGTCGAAGCCGCGCAGGAGGTGACCGATGCGAACAAAGGCTGAGGCGCTGGCGAATCCGATGGCGGGGGATCGGTGGAAGATAAAAACGCACGACTGGCCGTGGAGTGATCCAACGGTGTTGACGCAAGCGGAAGACGATGAGGTGCGGATGCGATACGCGGATGGCACATCGACGTGGATGACTGGAATCGGCTTTCGCGCGGTGATGGCCGACGCCGAGTACCTGGGCGGTGCGGAATGACCCGCCGCGTCCGTATGACCCGCCAACCGCCAGCCCTCGCCCGCATCGCCGAACTTGAGCGCGTCTACGCCGACGAGTACCACTGGTGCCGCGTGAGCAACGGAAGCGCTGGGCGGTGGAAGGTGCCCAGTATGAGGCCGATGAGCGGGACGCGATAAAGAACGAAGGCAGCGAATGAAGTGGGGTTGGAGCAGAAGCGACGCGAAAACTTGGCGTTTCAACGCTTGGTATGTCGTTTGGGCCGGGAAGTGGCTACACGAGGATTACGGGAGCGATGCGCTGGCAATCGCCGCGGCCGAAGCCAAAATGATTGACTGGAAATTTTAACAACCAGGCCAATGCCGACGGCCTGACCGAAAGAGGAGAGAAATGCCACGAATACCATGGAAGCCGGGCGACCCATGCCCGAAATGCCAAAAGCCAGTCATGACCGAGCGTGATAAGTTTCAAAAGGGCCACAACAAATGCAGGCGCTGCGGAAATCTCGACCAGTCACGGCGCCGGAAAGCAAGGAAACAACCTCGCATCCCACGCGAGAAACCAGTGAAAGTCGAGCCAATCAAGGAACCAATGACCTGCACAAAATGCAAAGAAAAACCGCAAAAGCTGAACAGCCGAAAAGGACTGTGCGAAGCCTGCACTGTTGAGGACACGCTGGCGAAAGCACGTATCCGTGCGGCCGAACAACACCGACGCCGCATGGCCGACACCATCGTCGTGCTGTGCGCCTGCGGTTGTGGCGAGAGATGCCGCTCCGGTGCCACCTACGCGACGAAGCAGCACCGCGAGACACACGAGCGCGAGACGCGGGAGAAACACCGCCAGCCGCGATCCTACGACAAGCCGCCGCAGTCGCAGAAGCTCCAGAGGATGACCAAGGTGGAGAAGCGCGAGGTGGTGGTGCTTCCGGTGCTGGATACCGAGGCAGAGCGGGCGCGGGTGGCTGAGTTGCTGGAGCGGGCGCGGGCGCAGCGAGAGGCTACCCCGGTGCAGTCCCGGTGGGAGCGCGGGAGCCTTTGGGACTAGTTCGTCGTAAACGTCCCCGATACCGACTGCTTACAGAAGATCGTGTATGTGTACGCCGTGGCGCTGGACAGTCCGCTGAACACCGTGTTCCTGAATCGTGAACCTCCAGCGTCCACCACGTCGGACTTTCCTTGGATTCGGATGGTGCAGGCGGCAGAGTCGGGAGCGGTGTAGCTGATCGTGGCTTGCGATGTTGTGATGGTGGTGGGGACAACTCGATTATTGTACACCTCACCATAAGTCGCCTTGATTCCATCCGGGTCAGCACCGACGCCGTTGGGGGCATACGTCGAAGAGAATTTTAGCCGGTAGTCAACAGCCGCCGTATCCGCAAAACCAACCGCCGCGAGTGACGCAGGCCAGAAGTTGCCACTGGGATAGCCAGTGCCGGTGAGCCCGCCGCCCGCATCGTAGTTCGCGTTGTTGGTGACAGAGTATCCGGTTGTCGCAGGCCAGCCGTATGCAAGGCCGGTGGTCCCTCCGCCGACATTGATGCGCCCGATGTAGTAGTAGGGAAGCGGCACGCTGCACGCGCTGGCGATATAGCCCTGTAACTCCAGCCCTTCGTTCGGCTGGTAGTCAGCCAACGCCAGAAACGGCGCGTAGCCAGTGCAGGCGCTGAGGACGGTGTTGTTTTGAAACACGGTGTCCTCGGTGCCGTCGCGGAATTTCCAACCGTGGCCTTCTCGGCTGGTGCCTCCGGTTGGCACTCGGTTTCCGTCGATATCGTAGATCAGGTTGTTGGTCCACGCGATCCGAGTTGTTGCCGCCGCCTGTTCTGGGTTGTCGTTGTGGCCGATCAGGTATGAGCCATTCGGAATGGACCACATGCGATTGTTGCGCACCCACACGTCAGAGATGGGCAGTCGGTTGACGCCTGGGCGGGTTGAGATTGCGATAAGGTCGCCTTGGTTGTTGGTCGAAGCGAAATGAGAGTCGAAGTAATTCCCGTCGATTAGCCAACGAGCGCCTATCTTGATTTCCAGTTGGTGCCGAGACGGGAAAAAACATCCGCCGCAGTACGCTGTATTCTCAGCAGTCCCTGCCATGTGCTTGTTGCCGTTGACGAAGTAGTTGCGCTTAACTGTCACGTCCGTAGAGGACAAAGACGGGGTGTCATCAGTGCCGAAGACAGTGATTCCACTGGAGTCCACTTTGTTGTTGTCGAGCAGGATGTTGTCAGCGCCGCTCAACTGGATGAACGAGGTGGTGCAAGGGTCGCAGCCGGTCGAGTCTCCCAGCGTAGGGACGTTGTAATCGGAAGCCACGTCCGAGTTGACGATGATGATGTCACTGCCATTGGTGATCGCCGTCCAGCGCAGCCGGTACGGGTAGGATACGTCAACCTGAATGCGGTCAAGGTAGATGTTGTTGATGCTGGAGTTCGTGTACCAGTCAAAAATGCCGTACATGAAGTTGAAGTTGTAGGCGTATTCCGCCCACGACGCAGGCACCCCGCCGCTGGCAGTGGGAGTAGCCAAGAAGCGGATGCCGGTGATGCGGTAGTGGTGGGCCGAGGCCGAGAAGCCAATCGCGCCGCCTGCCTGGGTGTTGCCGGTGTTGATGGCGTAGAGTTTGTTGTTCCCGCACCAGTAGAGGCTCGTCGGGTCCGTGGCGTCAGTCTTGTAGTACCAGCTATTGTTCACCGCGCACGACAACGGGATGGCCCCGCTCAAGTCAGTTTTCGCCGTTAAAGCGTAGGTGTTCGACGCTGGCACGGTGCATTCAAACAGGCTCCACCCCGAGGTGATGAATGACCAGTATTTCTGCCCCGCGATACAGGTGCCGGTGGACTGCGGCCCTGAGCGCTCAGGCACAAAAGGCCCGACGCGCCAGATCGGCATTTCGCTGTAGTAGTCGCTGGTGATGCGGGAACCTTCCGGGGGAAGCGTTCCGGTGGTCGTGATGACGATTTGACCCGTGCCGCTGGAGTTCGCGCCGGACTTTGCTGGGAAGTTAATCGCTGCTGGCCCACCGCTTCCCTTTGAGTAGTCAATGTTGAACGAGCAGTCGAGTGT